ATAGGCTGCATGATTGATGAAATGATCGAAAACGAGGAAACGATAGACGAGGCTATGTCTATTGACGAAATGATCGATTACGAATTAGTCAAAGAGCTCGTCGAATCAATCGGCGGCACTATCAATATGGAAAACTTTAGACAAGCAGTTGAGATTCAAAACGAAACATTTGATTACTCAGGCTTTGATATGCTTAAAGCGTCTGTAGATTACATACCCGAAGCTGAATACAGAGGCAAGAAAGTACAACTTAACAAACCTAAAAGAGGTGGAAGTAAAAAATTCTACGTCTATGTTAAGTCTAAAAAAGGAAACGTTAAAAAAGTATCTTTCGGTGATACAGGTCTTTCAGTTAAATTAAAAAAGAGAGGTGCAAGAGCTTCTTTTGCTGCTAGACATAAATGTGCTCAAAAGAAAGATAAAACAAAAGCAGGTTATTGGTCTTGTAACATAGGCCGTTATTGGAAATCATTAGGTGGCGGATCAAACTTCTCAGGTTACTGGTAGACCGTATTCTGAAAAAAAAGAAGAAGGTTATATTATTAGAGAGTTCTCTCAAGATACTCCCTCATTCGAATTTGTATGGCATAGAGATAAGGAAGATCGTATAGTAGAAGCTATGCACGATACTGACTGGCTATTTCAATTAGATAACGAGATACCCCAAGAATTACAAAATAAGAAGCTATTTATACCAAAGGAAACCTATCACCGTTTGATTAAAGGAACTGGTGATTTAGTTGTAAAAATATGGCAAAAGGATTAACTTTAGGTAATTATATAGACAAACCGAAAAAGAAAAGACCAGGTGTTCATGCTAAGTCTAAAACATCAAGTCTAAAAGGTTCTAAAAATTATCGTAAAGCATATAGAGGACAAGGAAAATGAAACTTACCGATATAATATTAGAAAATAGAGACTATAGAGTCGAGGCTGATAAGCTTGAAAAGGAGCTTAGAGATACTTACAACAGAGATGATATTACTGTAAGTATGGGAGCCTACTCTGGAGGTAGATCTGCTAATGATCCTTTAAGAGACAAAGGGTTCGGTAAAGTAACAATTCGTACTGATGAAGAATTACCTGACGGTGAGTACAAGAATATGAAAAATTTTCTTTCTGCTAAAGGATATGAAATTACCGGAGGTGCTAATTTTTATGAAGAAGACCCAGATAGGTATTACTATCCTGATATAAAATTTAATTTTCAGATATGAAACTATCAAAAGTTATTTTAGAAGATAAAAAAGTAGTTCACAGAAGTGAGTTGGTACTTACTAAGGATGATGTAAGAAAACTTACTGTAAATATTTCTAATAAGTTAGAAGAATTTCTAGATGTTGGAAACAGAGAATTACTTGAGTCATCTATTACAGCAGCTATTAAAGAACTTTTAGTTGAATAGTTGCATATTGTATAATTTATTCTTATCTTATTAATTAAGATACGGACAAATTGTATGGACTATACTTTCCTTTTAGGATCCATTGAAAATATTTTAGGTAAAAGTCATAAGAGAGCTAGAGATAACTATGCTTTCCATTGCCCTTTTTGCAATCACCGTAAGCCTAAGTTAGAGATAAACATGGCTACTAACGACGAAGGTAAAAACTTTTGGGAATGCTGGGTATGTGAAACTAAAGGAAGAACGATTCGCTCCTTACTATATCAATTAAAGACTCCAAGAGAACAAGCAGCTGAAGTATTAAAGTACCTTCCAAAAGGAACCGAAACAAGATATAAGGAGATATCTATATTAAAGCTACCTGAAGAATATCAATTGCTTCATAAAGCTTCGTCTACATCTGTAACTGCAAATTTAATTAAAAAGTACCTATATGGTAGAGGACTTTCCGATTCAGATTTTATTAAATATAGCATTGGATACTGCACAACTGGAGAGTATGGAGGACGAGTTATTATCCCAAGTTTTTCTGAATCCGGAACACTCAACTTCTTTATTGCACGAGCTTATGATGGCAACTATTATAAGTACAAAAATCCAGAAGCAAGCAAAGACATAATATTTTTTGAAAATTTCATCAATTGGAATGCTCCTATCATACTTTGCGAAGGAGCTTTTGATGCAATGGCCATTCGAAGAAATGCTATACCTATGTTAGGTAAAAGCCTTTCAACTTCTTTATATAAAAAAATTATTACTTCACCTCTTCAAGATATATACGTAGCGTTAGATAATGATGCTCGTAGTTCTGCTCTTAAAATAGCAGAGACATTTCTTAATCAAGGTAAAAGAGTATTCTTAGTAGAAATGCCAGATAAGGATCCATCCGAAATGGGATTCAAAGCTTTTACCGAACATATACAAACTGCACAGGAGCTTGATCTTTCAGGTATCATGATGCATAAATTAGACCTATGATTAAACAAGGTATGAACATTCTCGAACAGAACGAGAAGAAAAGACTAGATTATAACCCAGAATTAAAACAAATAAACTTTCTAGATAGGAGAGTTTATAAAAGATCGGAAGGAGTATACTACCCGTCCGTAACCACTATACTCCAGTATATGCCCAAAAATAAGTTCTTCGAAACATGGATGAAGGACGTTGGGCATAACGCCGATCTTATTATGAGAAAAGCCGGTAAAGAAGGTACTCAAGTTCATGAAGCAGCTGAACAGCTTGTAGAAGGAAAAGAAGTTTCATGGATGGACGACTATGGAAGAGCTAAATATTCTCAGATAGTATGGGAAATGATTCTTAAGTTTGCCGAGTTTTGGAAAACTTACAAACCTGAACTTATTTCTTCTGAGCAATTCGTTTGGTCTGATAAACATAAGTATGCCGGTACTGCTGACTTAGTATGTAAAATGAATGATGAGGTATGGTTGATAGATCTGAAAACTTCTAATTCAATTCATAAGTCATATGATTTACAGCTTGCCTCTTATGCTAAAGGACTAGAAGAAAGTAGAGGTATAAAAATAGAGAGGACTGGTATTTTATGGCTCAAAGCTCATTCAAGAGGTCCTTCTAAACAGAAAAACGTAATTCAAGGTAAAGGCTGGAAGCTTTTGCAGATCGACGAAATTGAAAAGAATTTTGAGTTATTCAAACTTATATACAGACTTTACGAATTAGAGAACCCTAACACTGAACCTATTTATAATAAATTTCCAACTACTGTGAAAGTATGAAAAACAGTTTGATATATGCATTTATTTTCTTATCTTTATATAGTTGCGGTACATATACCCTACAAACTAATAAAGGTTATGAAATTAAAAGTATACTTGCTATTACATCAGTTGGAGATACAGTATCCGTTCCTTACAGAGATTTCGTTAGAGAACGTTATACTTCCTATCCAAGATACCAATGGAATAATAGCTGGTACTGGAACAACTGGATGTACGGTAGTTGGAGATATCCACAGTACTATTGGGGATGGGATAATTTTTACTGGAATAATAATTATTGGTATAGGAGGACACCTTCTAGACCGTTGGTTAAACCGAAGACAAGAATTAGAGTTAATGGACCTAGAGGACCAAAACCAAGAGTAAAAAATGAAAATATCAGAATTAATCCTAGAAGCTCGCAACAAACCCAAACTCGTAGTAATGGCGGGAGGAGGTGGATCAGGGAAGTCGTACCTTCTCAACCAACTAGATCTAGGGTCACTCCACCAAGTCAACCCAGACAAATACGTAGAGGATCCCAGTCACCCCGCATACAACAAACTCAACCCAGGGGTCGCAGCAGCCAACAAGGAAGCAGAAGCACTGGCAGACGACAAAACTAGCTTTGTTTGGGACACAACAGCATCTAATCCTAAAAAGATAAAATTATTCTTAGAGAAAGGATATGATGTATATATGGTTATGGTTTATACTCACCCTGTAATAGCATACATCTCTAATGCTAAACGTGCTAGAAGAATACCTTCATCGGCTGTATTTAAGACTTGGAGAAATGTATACAACTTGATAGATGATTATAATAAGATGCTTAAAGGTAACTTATCTATTTTCGTGAATACAAGAGCAGGAGAGTTTGATAAATATATAGAAGAGTTCAACACTGCAGCTAGAAACGGAGCAGCAGGCATATCAGACTACTTAGAGAACCTTAACGATAAATTAGGTTTAGATGCCGGTTCTACTTTTAGAGATCCTTATCAAATGTCTAAACAAGAAGAAGAAGAGTTCTATAAAGCTGTACAGAATATAGATTATGATACTTCTAACTACAGTGAAGATAGAGCAATGAAAAAGTACTTTACTGACTGGTATAGAAAAAATGGAGCAGGTCCTGGAGATGATAAAATGAACAAAAGATTAGCTTCTCATAGAAAAGAAAAAGAAAGAGCTGCAGAAACTAATAAACAGGTACTGGATAATATAGGTGAACTTTTGTTTAGCCCAGTATTCCAATCTAAGTTAGAACATTCAACAGTGCCTGAAATAGATAAGAAAGTACAAAACTTTTTAGCATAATGGCAACAGCACTTTATCCAGGAGCATTCAAACCACCTCATAGAGGACACTTTGAAGTAGTAAAAAAACTACTCGACGGTACTCATGGAGGTAAACTCTATACTCAAGCTAGTATAGACCAGGATGCTAGTGCTGCACTATCAGGTGAAAGCGATAATATAGAACCTATCGACAAGGTAATAGTGTTTATAGGAGCTAAAGACCGTAACGGTATTTCTACTAAAGAGTCTTTAGCTATTTGGAATATTTATAAACAGTACCTTGGTAATGTAGAATTATACTATGAAGCTGCTAACCCAATGCAAAATGCTTCTGCTTATGCAAAG